CAGGTTCGGCAGCGCTAGAGTTCCTAGGCATGGAACAGAGCAAAACGCCCGCGACCGTTGGCCGCATTCTTCACGCCTACTCGAACAAGTGGAAGGGACCGCGCGCCGCGGTTGTCTGCAACGCCGGCGAGGGATGGCGAAGCGTCAACGTCTTCCTCGACCGCGCCAACGACCGCGACCTGCTCTACAGGATGAGTCAGTGCCCGACTGGCAACTCGTTCACGTCGTTGCCGCTGTACGACGCGCTCAAGCCCGAAGAGCGAGAGCGCGCGCTCGCTGAGTGCCCAGGCAGCGAGCTCGAAGGCGTAGCCGGCTTCGGCCAGGTCAAGGTCATCGCCGAGTGGCCGCCGCGGTGATCGCGAAGGCCAGGAGCCGGCGGCCGCTAGATCCGGCGACGCGGCTCGCTGCCCTGATCGGGCTGCTCGAGCCGCGCTTGCGCCGGCGCTTCTTGGCGATCATCGATCGCGTCCGCCGGCAGCGGTCCCTGCCGGAGCTCGCGCGCCTGATCCGCGCCGGCCGCGCTGCCGAGGCTCTCGACGTCGTCGACCGCGCGGCGACGCTCCTGGCGGCGGAGTCGGCGCGCATCTTCGTGGCCTCGGCGACGTCGACGGCGACCTGGATGGCGGGCCACGGGATCGCGGTCGCCTTCGACCAGGTCAACGATTTTGCGGTCAACGCCCAGCGGATTGCCCGCCTCGATCTCATCCGGGGGTTCACGGCCGACCAGCGCACTGCGCTGCGTGCGGTCCTGACGGAGGCGGTGGAGGAAGGGGTGAACCCGCTGGAGACGGCGCGCCGGTTCTCTGGATCCCTGGGCCTTGCCCCGGGCCAGGTCCGGGCGGTGCAACGCTACCGCGAGCTGCTGCGGGCGAACTCGTCTGAGGCACTGTCGCGCGATCTGCGCGACCGGCGGTCCGATCCGAGAGTTGCCCGAGCGGCGCGCCCGGGAGGGGAACCTCTCGACGAGCAGTCCATCGGCCGGATGGTGGATCGCTACCGCGTGCGGATGGTGCAGCACCGAGCAACGGTGATCGCGAGGACCGAGACGCTCCGAGCGGTGCACGAAGGGAGCGAGGAGATGTACCGCCAGGCGATTGCGTCGGAGGACCTCAACCCTGCCGAGCTCGTGCGGCGGTGGAACAGCGCGCTGGACGCGCGCGTCCGCGACTCGCATCGCGCGATGCACGGGCAGCTCCGACCGTACGGGCTGCCGTTCCTTTCTGGCGCCGGGTACACGCTTCGCTATCCTGGCGACCCGAGCGCACCAGCTAGCGAGACGATTCACTGTCGCTGCGTGGTGTCGACGCGGATCATGCTGTGACCGAGAAAGCGACGACCAGGATGGCGAAGCGGTACGAGGTCGAGATCCTCAAAGCCGATGCGTCCCTTGGCCTCGTGTTCGGCCGCGCGATCATCTGCACGAAGGGAGGGAAGCCGTACTTCGACACGCAGGGCGACCACGTTCCCGACCGATCGATGATCGAGGCGTCCGCCGACTTCATGGAGAACGGCGCTGCGGTGAACGTGAACCACGCAGGCGATGACGTCGGGCCGGTCGTGTTCGCGATGCCCTACACGAAGGAGGTCGCGAAGGCGTTCGGGCTGACCGATGCCGACCCGAAGAAGGCCTGGACGGGCCTGATGGTCGCGGCGCGGCCGACGCCGGGCGTGCTCAAGCGATGCGTCGCTGGCGAACTCAAGTCGTTTTCGATCGAGGGTGAGCGCGTCGAGCACGAAGTGGTCGAGGCCGACGAGGACGGGACGTAATGGGAACGCACGGGCCTGGCAAGAAGCGGATCCTCCGGTCGTTCACCCTGACGAAGCTCGCGCTCGTCGACGACCCGGCGCAGGAGGGCGCGGACATCGTGTTGCGTAAGCGCAACCTCGAGAAGGCCAAGTTCGCGGTGATGACGTCGAGCGACGAAGGGCACTCGCACCTGGTCGAGGAGTGGAGCGATGCGGGGCCCTACGCCGGCACGACCTCATCGGCGACGATGACTGACGCTGCGGGCAGCTATCACTCGCACCCGTGGCAGATCCTCGACGACGGGACGATCGAGGTCGGCGAGAGCGCCGGGCACACGCACACCGTCGACGCAACGAAGATGCTCGCGGCGATGAAGTCGTGGGCGCTGCGCACGTCAGCGGAACAGGCGCGCTACGCCGCTGAGCGAGCGGCGTACGCCCACAAGCGGAATCAAGGCAACCCCGCCGCCGATGAAGCGCGGGACGACGATGCCGCCCGAGAAGGCGGCGGTCAAACGGAGACGAAGATGACGAAGCAAGTCGAGAAGACCGCCGACGACAAGGCGGCACCGGACGCCACGGCGGTGGCGAAGATCGAGCTGCTGGAGAAGCGGCTCGTCCGCCAGGAGGCGGTGGCGAAGCTCAACGATGCAGGCAAGGAGCACTTGGCGAAGCTCGCCGACGATCCCGCCCGCGATCGGTTCCTCGCCATGCCCGAGGCGGACCAGGCCGCAGAGCTGCGCAAGGCGGCGGTCGCTGCCCTCGAGGCGGACCCGATCGAGTACGTCGCGAAGTCCAACGGTCGCACGTACCGCCGGAGCGCCGGTGCCGACGTGATCGATCTCGCGAAGCAGCTCGACACGGAGCGCGCGGCACGTCTCCTGACCGACACCGCGCTGCGCAAGTCGACCCTGCTCAAGCGCGCAGAGGCGGAGCTGTCCAACCTGCCCGGGACCGTCGAGGAGCGCGCCGAGCTGCTCGCCGCGGTCGAGGCGCACGCCGGAGGCAACGACGAGCTGCGCAAGAAGATGCTCGCCGCTCTGACGGCGGGCAATGCCGCCGTGAAGAAGGCCTTCGTCAAGGCCGACGGCACGACGGAAGGCGCCACCGCCGGCACCGGCGCCGCCGCCGCCAAGCTGGACACGCTCGCGAAGGCGCGCCAGAAGGAGAAGGGTCTCGACTACTTCGCTGCCTACGGGCAGGTCGCAGACGAGAACAAGGACCTCGCGGAAGCCGCACTGGCGAGCGAAGAAGCGGAGGGCGAGCTGTGACCGGAACCGAACTGAACCCAACGGTCACCTTCCAAGCCGGCGCGGCCGTCGGGAAGCACCGCTTCGTCAAGCTCACCACGTCGACGGCGGCGATCCTGCAGGCGCGGGTGATCCAGGCCGCTGCCGCCGGCGACGACGCCGTCGGGATCTCCTGCGAGGAGGTCACGGCCGCCGAGGTCACCGCGGGCCAGCTCGCGATTGCTTGCGTCTTGCCTGGCTGCAAGACGTGGCTGATGAGCGGGGCCGCCATCGACACTTCCGCGGGCGTCGTGCCGCTGACCAGTGACGCCACCGGCCGCGGTGTCGCGGTAGCGGCCGCCGGCGATCGCGTTCTCGCGTACGCCATGGAGAGCGCCGCTGCCGCGGATGTCCGCATTCAGGTTCTCTTCTTGAAGGGCGGTAGCCATCGCGACGCCTGAGCGCCGCGCGCGGCTCCTTACAAGGAAACCAAACACATGCCTACCACTCTTCGCCGACCCCTGCGCAAGGGGCTGACGTCTCCGCTCGCGGGTGACGTCCACGTCAACACGCTGCTGACGAACTTCTCGCAGCTCTACATGCAGAGCGCGGACAACTTCGTCGCGATGCGTGCCTTCCCCAACGTGCCTAGCGTCCACCAGAGCGACCTCTATCAGGTCTGGGACCGGCACTCGTTCAACCGCGACGAGGCCGAGGAACGCGCGGACGGTACCGAGTCGCAGGGCGTCGACTTCGATCTGTCGACCTCGCCGTTCTTCGCGAAGGTCTACGCCGTCCACAAGGACGTGACCGACCGGCAGCGAGCGAACGCCGACTCGCAGATCAACCTCGAGCAGGCCGCGACGCGGCTCGTCTCGCACAAGCTGCTGATCAAGCGGGAGCGCATCTTCGCTGCTCGGTTCATGGGGACGGGCATCTGGACGACCTCGCTCGTGGGCAACGCGGCGCCTGGCGCCGGGCAGTTCCTGTTCTGGTCTGCGGCCGCAAGTGAGCCGATCGCTCAATTCCGCGATCAACGCCGTGCGGTGCAGATCCTCACCGGCGGCTACATGCCCAACAAGCTGCTGATCGGGCGAGGCGCGTGGAACACGCTGCTGGAAAACGACAGCCTGCTCGGCCGGGTGATCGGCGGCGCGACGACCGCGATGCCCGCTGCGGTCACGCGGCAGCTCATCGCCTCGCTTCTCGAGCTGGAGGAAATCTTCATCATCGACGCGGTCTACACGACCACGAAGAAGGGCGAAGCCGTGCAAGTGTCGACGGGCATCGCCGACGACGACGCGCTGCTCTACTACGCCCCGAACACGATCGGCGACCAGCCGAGCGCCGGGACGCAATTCTCGTGGACCGGCTACACCGGTGCCACGCCCAGCGGGAGCCGCATCAAGCGGTTCCGGATGGAGGAGACCGAGTCGGACCGGATCGAGGGCACGAGCGCCTTCGGCTATGAAGTCACCGGGCCCGATCTCGGCGTGTACTTCTCGAACGTCACCGCGCCGTAAGGCGGCAACGGCGCCGGCCAGGGGCCGGCGCCGATTCCAAACCAGAGCCGAACCGATGCAGCCCTTTTCCTTGCAGCGCCGACACGGGATCGTGTGGGTGCGGCCCTACCGCCTCTCGGCCGGCTCGCCGCTGTCGGTGCCGGGCACTCCGGTCGAGGGGCTCAAGGGCTACCAGCTCGCGGTTCTGTGGCGGCGCAAGGTGATCGGCTACGCCGAAGACAAGTGGGTCGCGAGCCGCATCGAGGCGTGGAAGGCCGAGAACGAGAAGGACGAGAAGGCGGCAGCGTCCGAGATCGCGTCGCGCGAGGAAGCCGACGCAGGCGCTGGCAGGGCCAAGCACCAGCCGAAGACGGTCAAGGGCGCCGCCCAAGGCGCCAACGGGCATGCCCACAAGTCGCCGGACCCGGCAGCGCCGTCCGACGCCAAGAAGCGAAGGGAGTAGCCTGGCCGTGGCGAGCAGCTCGCACGCCGGCGCCATCCGGATCGTCGTCAAGGCGGCCGAGGGCTTCGCCGAGAAGGTCGTGCGCAAGCTCGCGCTCGACATCGTCGCGAACCTGGTCGCAGCGCCCAGCGAGGGCGGCACGCCGGTCGACACGGGATGGGCCCGGGCGAACTGGCTGCCGCGCGTTGGGTCGCCTGCCACCGGCACGGTCGGCTCGCCTACCTCCGTCACGCGCTCGGCGCAGCAAGCCGGCCTGCAGCAAGTCGCGACGTGGAAGATGGGTGCAGGCAAGGTGTGGATCACGAATGCGGTTCCTTACATAGGAAGACTGAACGCAGGATGGAGCAAGCAGGCCCCAGCGGGCTTTGTCCAAGCAGCGATTCGTCGTGCAGTGGCGGAGCTCCGAGCATGACCCCTGAACGTGTGCGCGAACTGTTCGACTACAGAGACGGGAAGCTGTACCGAAAATCAGGACCTCGTGCAGGAGGCTCTGCGGGAAGCCCGAGTCGAAAACTGCAAGGGAGATGGACTGTCTTTGCTGATGGAAGTTCGCACTACAGGTCGCATCTCGTTTGGCTGTGGCACGGCAGAGAGCTTCCTGGACAGGTAGACCACGCAAACAGAGACGCTGCGGATGACCGGATCGAGAACCTTCGCGCGGCCACGGCGCAGGACAACAGCCGAAACTCGAAACGGCGAAGCACCAACACGCTCGGAGCGGTTGGCGTGGCAAGGACGCCAAAGGGGCGGTTTCGGGCTTTCGTTTGTGAGAAGCGCCGACAGGTCTACGTCGGCACATTCGACAGCGTGGAAGAGGCTGCCCGAGAGCGCGACAAGGCGGCCGCAGAGAGGTACGGCGAGTTCGCCGTGCTGAACTATGGACCGTGACCACGATCTCCCA